ATAATCTAAATCTATCATCATCTATCTTGTGAACATAATATTCGGTATTTGCAGATAATCCTCCAATAGGAGTTGTGGTATTATAATATTTTACTATTTCGCCCGATTCAAAATCGTGAGATTTTATTGTTATTTCGTTTGAAGATGTGTTTACCCCAACACTACGACATGTTCTTTTTTTATTTTGATATCCAGTTCCGGAATCAATAACATTCAATGAATCTATCACCTTTCTCTTGTTCACACTCTGTAAAGAATGTATTCCATATCCGGGAGAAAGGATAGTTATTGTGTTTATTCCTGAAATTGCAGCATCTCTACTTCCATGCAATTTTACTTTAAACTGGTCCTGAATAGAAACATAATAAACCGAATTTGTACTTAACCCAGAGACTGCTTTCTGGGAATATGTTTTATAAATTACTGCTTCACCTTGCTTGAACCTATGATAAGTTGTAAAACCTATTGTAGAAACCGAAGTTCCCAGTCCAACATTGGTGTCTGAGTAAAATAATGCATCATTTTCTACCAACTTGGTTTTTACCTCAACTTTCGCTCCTACACCATTTCCTCCTGTTATAGTGACTATTGGATCTTCTATAAAATCAAATCCAGGTTCTATCAAATCAATTCTCTCAAGAGAACCAGAAACAGCACAATATGCAGAAGCTTCTGATCCATTTTCATCTTCTATGATTACTTGTGGTGGATTAATAATATCATAACCACTTCCTGAGGAAGAAACTATTATTTCTTCTATTCCTCCGTAACTTATAGAATCTGTAGATTTATAGTTTAGAATCTCAACGCCATTTATAAGTATTCCAGTTTTTCCTATGGGAGTTTCATATACATTTCCATCATTTATTGGTGGAGAAATTTCTCTAAGTAGTTTTTGATTTTCTAAAGAACTAAACCTAAAATTATATGGAGTTAGTGTATTTGAGTTTACAGTACTTTGCGATACACTAATAAATTTTGAATTTTTTATATCAGGAAGACTTTTTGCTAATCTTATAGTATTTTTATCAACTCTCTGAACAAAATATAAACCTTCATTAAATAATTGACTCAAAACTTCTTCAACAAACTCTCCCGTTTCCTGCCCCAAAAAATCAAGTACAGGATTTAGTATTTTTTCTGGAGTGTAATAAACAGCATCTCCAGTGTAAAATCCATGATCATAGAAGTTTGTTATTCTAAAAAGTTCTCCTACAAAAGTTCCAGAGAATGTAATTTTTCCACTGTTAGTCTGCAAAACTTCATTTTTATATGAAGGTATTGATGGCGCAGAAACTAATACCTTTTCTTTATCGACGTAAATATTTTGAACATTTGTATTATATTCACTAACATTCTGAAAGTTGCTTAATTTAGATTTCAGCAATTTTCTTCTGACAGTATATTTTCCAGTAATATCTAAAGTGCTTGATGACTTTATGATAAGTTTTTTATTAGATGTTTTATCGAGTACTTCACATTCAAACAAAGAAAAATCATTTCTCTCTAATATGAGAATATCTCCAATTCCAAAAATATTCTCCTTATCAGTTTCAAGTACATACTTTCCTTCAGAAATATTCTGTGTAGATAGCGATAAAAGTTTATAAGATACTGGTAAATTGAGAATCCAGTTTTTAGTTGCAATTGTATTCTTAGATACCCCTAAAGTTTTTATTTTTAGCGAATCGCCATCATTATAGAAGTATGAAGTTTCATCGTTTTCAAATGAACTCAGTACAGAAGTAATTCTAACCTTTATGAGACTGCCATCTTCTTTAGTTGCATACGCAAATGTATTTAAAGATACTGAACTCCCATCTAAAATAAGAGCATTTATATTTGTACAATTTAAAAATTGATTAATTGTTTTTCCTGAATATAATATTGTTCCAGAAGAACCATCAAAATAATTTACTTGAAGTTCTCCAGAATTTGGAAACCCAACTGTAGAATCAACATCAATCGTACTCGAACCCCTTTCAAAGTCCCCTATAACCATTGTCTTTGGATGGGTTTGAAAATCTCCATAGATAACAGATTTATAATTAAGATCTCTGTTATATCCAGAATCTATCTTTAACCTATAGAAATCCCCTTCTGTAGATATATCTAGTTTTTTTACTGATGCTATTGGAGCATATGCTTTAGTAATATTCTCATACTCATCTTGGTATAAAGTTCTATTTTCTAAATCCAATGCATCTCCAGTAATACTTTCCACCACCAAATCATATGATGATCTGAAGTTTGCATTAGATGGTACAAATAGATAGTCTCTTGGTCTTACTACTGCAACATCTTCCCCATATAAAATCTTAAAAAGAATCTCAAAAGATAGATCAGTTCCTTTTGATGAATAAAAATCTTTAACTTGCTTTACAAAAATATTTTGATTTATGTTACCATCAATATCTCTATTCTCAAATCCAGGTGCAAAATGTTTTTTGATTTTTGCTAATAATTCACTCAAAAACAAATAACTTAAGTTATAGATTGGAGTTCCTTTTTCATGAGACTCAGAAGACGATTCTGAAAAAGAAATTTCGGGACGATATGTTGTTATTCCACTAAATCCACGAACACATCCAATAAAACTTGATTGGGTCTTTTCTGTATATGTAATAATCTCATCATCTATTTTTAATAGACCGTAAGAATCGGGAAATCCTTCAGTACCCCTTGGGGACAGTCTTAGATCAACCCTAATGGTATCATCATTAAATTCTATAAAATCTCTTAAAATGACAGAATTTTGTATATTTTTTGTTAGTTCATCTAGCTTAATATAGTCATCTATATTTTGTATTAAATCTAAAGGTGCTCCAGAAAATTCTTGCGCTTTATAATATTGTGTTAAAAAGTCAAGAACTAAAGGAAATTCCTCTCTTATATAAGAGGGTACTTGATTTTTTACAATAGTGCTAATTTGAACTCTTTTTCTTGTCATTTTATTATGGTCTTACTAAGTTTCCGTTGCTATAGCTTGATGATACTTTATAGTTTGAGGCGGAAGGATCCAAACCTGAAGAAATTTCATCCACTACCATTTCAAAAAAACTATTATTAATATCTAGTTGCAAATACAAATCTTGCAAACCAATAACATCATTTGATTTTGGTATTGTGGATATCTCTATTACATTTTGACCTGTTTTTATTTTTGATGAAATTATATTAATTGGATTTAATGTTATGATGCCAGATTTGTAATCAATAACTCCAACATCTCGTTTGACTATAGTTGGTGTTGGTGAAGTTACGCTTGGAACAGTGAATAAAAATATGGAACCATCAACCCCACTTGTATTTGGGATATCTGACATATAAACGTCCCCATCAATATCACTCACCCTAAATGATGAGGATTTGATATTATATCCGTTCATACTTTTTATATGAAACTCATTACCAAACCCAATTTGATATTCAGCAAAACTATTTAACAATACTCTAAGATCCCTTCTCATCTGAATAGTTGTTATATTTGAAGTTACTGCATCATTGCTATCATCTATAATTTTTAAAAACTTACTATATTTAAATCTAGCACCATACTTATTCATCTCGGTAGATTCTGAATATTTTTTTACATTTGACTGTATAATATTCGATACATATGCAGCATTTGGTGCTAAGTTTGTATTATAATAAACTTTAGAGTTGACTTCAATATAAAGATATTTTAAATCTAAAATTTCTGGAACTATTCCGGCAACAGCATATTTTTTTAGCTTTGATTTTATATTTTCTTTTATTAGATTTGGTAAAAAATCACCAAATCTTGGTTTTATACTAATAAAAACTTTTCCATATTGTGGTGGTACTAATTCCTCTCCACCAAAAACTGATATGGATTCTGTTTCTGTATATATTTTTGCAGGTATTAAAGATTCATAATCTGCCGCTGTAACAGCTCTATTTTGTGATGAATATATTCTTGGAGCATATTTTTTTATAGAGTCAATAGATTCTATAGACTCTCCGCCAGAAGAAGGTAAATCAGTTGAGAGTAAAGATATTCCAGAAGTTACTATAGATTCGACGCCATTAGATGTATATGTTATTCTTCCTGAAAATGAAAATTGATTTATATTATTAGCACTTTCTGCATTACATGTAATATAAGAGACTTCAATAAAATTTCTATCTTCTAGTTCTCTTCCGAATACATTATCTCCAAATATCAGCTCATATCGTTCATCTTGAGCTTCTTGTAAAAAGAAAACATTAGATTGAGAGTCTATATCAAATAAACTATCTTGAAGAGAATATTTTACAGAGGATACTGAGTTTTGACTCTCCTTAACAAAAACAGTTATCAAATCAGTATCAATACCTGGATTATCTAATATAAATCTCTGATTTATATTTCTAGAAGAATATGTAAAGTTTGAGGTTAATAAACTTCCTTCAAAGATTTCAATATCAGAAAATTCTGCAAGATCATTTATAACAGGTACAGTTATATCTTCTAAGATTGAAAAAACAAAAGACTGATTACCGAAAGAACCTGATGATACTGCTACAGGACCTTTTTTTAAAGTCAATGTTGTCGGTCTTTGTGTTTCTTGTCTTGTATCCACAAAAAAACTGACTCTTGCTCTTGCAGATTTTCTAGATCTGGGTACATATCCAATATTTCTTGCGAGTGCAACTACATTTTCTCTCAAAGTTGCACTATCAATAAATGCTTCATTTGCGATCATATTCGCATTATATGAAGTAATATATGTATTATACGCTAAAACGTCAATAATTGATGCTAGGTTAGAACCATCAAAATCATAATCCGTAAAATTTGAATTAGATTTTAAATAATCTCTAAGTGTTGTTTTGACCTGATTAAAATCCAGGTTGGAAAAATTAACTAGTGACATTTTTACCTAGTTTGCTGCAAGACAAATTGTAGTTGTTGTGTTGGAACTTCTTCCCCAATGATATCATATATCAAAATGACATCAAACGCATTTGAATCATAGTCTGGAACAGCTCTAACACTGCGTAGAATGACTCTTGGTTCATAGTTTCTAATAGATTCTCTTATTTGACTTTCTATAGTTGATGCTGTGAGGTCATCTAAAGACTCAAATAAAGATCTTTTTACATCAGAACCAAAAGATTCGTCAAAAAATTTTTCTCCTGGAGAAGTAAAGATTATATTTTTGATAGAACGCGCAATGCAGGTTTCATTTTTAATAGCAATCAAGTCTCCATTCAGAGGATTCCTCTGAAAAGTCATGCTAATATCTTTAAATCCCTTACTTACGCGCTCTAATGGCATCAGATATTATAATTCTATCTTATTTATGCCTCTTTTTTTGATTCGTAGAGTGGTTCAGTTCCATATTCCCAATCATCATAATCAAAATCATTTCTAATTTTCGCATGAATTTCATTTTGTCTAAAAAAATCATGTTTTTTGGGTGTTATATCATCATTTGAGATTTCTCTAAGCATTTTTTTAGAAGAAATCGTGTTTTCCCACCCATATTCACTTGATAAAAACGATGTTCCCCACCGATTTAACATATAATTTTGGTCTTTATCGACTTTTTTGGTCATTTTTCCCTCTGATCTGTTTAATCAGAACTTTTTAAGGGGTTTCTATCCCAATACTATCTATTTCCAGTGATTGTTTGGTTGCTCCCACCAAAAATGAAGGTCTTCAACATCATCATTATAGTATAATGATACAAAATCACTCTTAAATTTACTATTAACATTCTCACATAGGGCAATTGTGTAGACATTTTTTAATCGCGCATTTGATATCTCATTAATTGCCTGAATAATCCAAGTATAATTTCCTCCACGTATCACACCTGCTTCAACCAAAACAAAATTTGACCATTTTTTGTGCCATTTTTTGAAATTTTGATAAAAGTCCTCTTTATACTCATCAACCTTTTCATCTGGAAATGGTACATTAACAGATTCAATATGAAAAATCTCTCCACCCATTGTCAATGAGTGAGAGAGATGCTGTGTTACAATACTAGAGTAATCAGGAGAGACACATAAAAAGCAAGTATTAGACGGATGAATGTCAATATTTGCTTTTTTAATCCGATAAGTCATCTCCTGTATTAATGCTTTTTCTTTATCTTCAGAAATGAAGAGAAGATCTTTCATTTACCTTGACCGCGATACTTTTTTTTACGTCCATTACGAGAGGTTGCACTAAGTAGAGTGCGAGCAGAACGCCCTTGACGAGTCTTTTTGGGTGCTCCGGGTTCAAAGTTAACTTTGTTGGATCCGCCTTTTGCCATTTAAATTTCCTCCAGTTCAATTAAATTAGGATCAATATCATCACCCGAGAAAAATTTTTCTGCGAGTTCTTGAAGGATCTCACTACATTCTTCATAAGTGAGATCCAAATAAATTTTACGTCCTTTATAAAGTACGTTAAATGTCTTCATCAGATAATACGAGTTTTTTCATGACCAACTCTAATACGAGGATCGCACCAGATTTCAAACCCAGCATCCTTTGCATCAAGACAGAATGATACATCTTCACCACACAT